ACGTTCACTAATGAAGAAGGTTTTCAAAAATATATTGCATGGTGGCATGGTAGTGTATATCGATGTTTAGTTACACTGCCTTCTTTTGGAGAGTGGTACAATATTACATATACAAGAGATACATCTGGCACGATTACGGGACGTCTTAACGTTGATATACATTCTAATACTACTACGTACCAAAATACATTTGTAGATGAAAATATGCGAATTGCCATATTCAATCCAGAAACGGCTTCAGTTCCATTTGATGGTGAAATAGGTATTGTTCAAATATATGAACGTGTATTGACAGTAGATGAAATACGTCAAAATTTCAATGCATTAAAACATAGATACGGATTGTAACATATTTATATATGACCCTTTGGAAAGTGAAAAAGGATATGCATGGCAAATGAGTTTATAGTACGAAAAGGACTACGGTCTTTAGATGATGTACAAATTACAGGGTCACTTGACGTCAATGGTACTGTAATACTAAATCGTTTAGAAGTTGGCAGAGAACAGACTAACGTCTACGGCGGCGGTGCCCAGCATGCTATGCATATTTTTCCAAATCATGATAGTAGATCAATAATATCATTCGGTGACGGCCTAGGCCCAGGTAACGACCCGGGCTATATCATGCACGTAAATCCATACAACGAAGCCGTTGATACAGCACGTATGGTGTTTTCTGTATCTGATAATACAACTGGAGCCGGCCACGATCAATTTGTATTTGCCGGAGGAACATCGGTAACTGCGCCAAACCCATGGGTTCGTATTGGCGGTTCGAGTATGTGGAATACATCGAACATGTCGTCGTCATTAGCGATACATCCGAATGGCCAGGAACCTGCATATCCCGGACTTTTAATTAACTACGGAGGTTTACGTGTTATAGCTCCTAATACCGGATCTGGTATTAAAGGATATGGATTAGATGCTACTGCATGGAGAAAGCCATCTATTGTTTCTATAGAAAATCGTAACATCATTGATTCGACGCATGGCCAAATCGGCGGCTTAAATTACATACAAAAACATCGTGTATTAGATATAAAGGCTAACGGCGATCTTTATTATGTACCTCGAGGATATGGCTATGGCTCATATCAACACTCGACAATGTTTGTAAGTGCCTCTGGCGAACTTATGCGATTTGGTAATGGCACATATCCATTAATAGCAGTTACTGGTAGTAGTTATAATGGGTTCTTGCAAGTCGGAGCCACCAATGGTAGTATTATAGGTCCAGCAACTCTTACTATGTCTACTAGACAGAAGAAAGGCTTTATTTCATTCGGCGGCGGACAATACTCAGCTGGTATGTTAATAGCAGCTCAAGGTGAAGACACTACATCAATAAAGCCTATAAATATAAGCGCTAAAGGCGGAGTTAGATTCGGTACTTCAACGGCATATAATCAAAACAATGCTGTATTCTTAGATGTTCACCGAAAGCGTCTTGGCATTGGATCTTATCCTGTTCCACAATTAGATAGCGATGGTGTAACTGTAATCGGATCTCTGCCTGGCAGATCGCAATTGAGTGGATCTCGTTTGAGAGCCAATCTACATATTAAAAGCTATAACACACGATTTATAGAATTAGAATCAGATCTCGAGTCTAATCAAGCAACATCACAATCATTATTAATCATTGATAAAAATGCAAACATAGAAACATCCGGAAGTATACGTACACATGATTCATTGTTTGTGTCATTGTCACTGAATGATGCTAACGGGTTAGGCACAGTTGTATATGATCCTAGTACAGATAAATTATTTTTTACCGGTAGTTATGGTGGCGGCGGAGGAGGTGAAGGAGGTGATAGTATCGCTGCCGGCACTAACATAAATACTAGTGATAATGGCCTAGGCGTAGTAACAGTTAATTTAGATGACGATGTTACAGGCTTAACATCATTAACATCTAGCAATTTACTTGTTGAAGATAGTGCTATATTCGAAGGAACGTTCTTATTCAACGGATTCGATTTTCAAGTACAAAATGCATCCGTATTTTCTGGAAGTACTATATTTGGATCTGGATCACTTCCTAGCGCCGCATCACATCAGTTTACAGGATCAGTTTTAATAACAGGCTCAGTGGTTGTCGAATCTGGCTCCGTCGGTATCGGAACTACTAATCCGGCGAGTAGATTTAACGTAGTTAATGGAAACACTGATATAAGGCTCGACGCCGGCGCTTCAGATTTGACGCCCGTCGTATCTGTGATAAATACTACCGAGGCTCATAAGGCCGCAGCTCTCGGTGCTGGTACGAACGGAAGCTTTTTCGCCTTTGATGAGTCGGGCACTTTTAGCATTGTGGCCGGGCCAAAGTCTAAGTTCTTAGATAACACTGTAGCGGATGGGTCATTTACAAACCTACTTAAGGTCGATGGTACGACGGGCAACGTAGGTATAGGAACAACTTCACCAGGAGAAAAATTAGAGGTTGACGGTGAAGTAAGATTATCCTCAGGTCATAGATTGCAATTTACTAATGATAATGTAGGTCTATATAGAGATAGTAATGATTTAAGATTGGCAGGTTATACTGGTATTCATTTTTTAAGCTCAACTACGACTATGACGAGTCAAGTAGAGCGAATGCGTATCACAAATGCTGGTGACGTCGGAATCGGGACTACAAGCCCTACCGAAAAATTATCAGTAGTAGGTAATATAAGCGCTAGCGGCGACATGTCAGCATCTGGCCGGATTATGGCTGTAGAAGGATTCCGTATCCCATCTGCTTCAATAGATGGCGTTAACAATAAGTATGATTTCTATTTTGAACGTGGTAATCTCAACGGCGCTACTAGCTTTAAGCTACGTCATTCGAATAGCGGCAACCATATCGTATTTCAAGCCTCTAATATTACAGATATGTTACAACGCGTTGATATACATCGCGGAATGAATGTATATGATTTAAGCGATAACTTATTACTTCAAGTCGAAGAAGATAACAACACTGTTAATATCGGATCTAATACAAACCATCCTACATCAAGCATAAACGTATATGGAACTACTACAGTAGAAGGATCTGGCTCGACAGTATTTCAAGTATTAGGTAGCCAAGGTCAATTATTTAGTATAACAGATCAATTATCCGGATCATTATTCGGAGTGTCGGATGTCTCCGGATTGCCTATGTTTGAAGTGTTTAGCGATGGCAATACTGTTCTCGGTAAGTATGCGGATGGCAATGTATCATCTAGTCTTAAGTCGACTGCCTCATTCGGCGTTTATTACGGCGATGGTAGTAAATTAACTGGTATTGATGCAAATAGCGGTGTCGAAGCTGTCGGGTTTGACTTTACAGGAAATACAATTCCATTTATAGTACAACATAATTTAGATTCAGAAGATATATCAGTAACATGTTATACCGGAAGTGTTGATACTAACAACAAACGTCAAATTATACCACGCGAAGTACGTATTATTAATAATGAATCTATTCAATTAGAATTTGATAGACCGACCACAGGTCGATTAGTATTACATAGAGGCGGTAATATAGTATCTGGCTCAGCATTTAGTTATAGACAAGTATTAGGATCAGATCAATTGTTAGGATCACCTCACCCGGATTATTCGTATGAGATAACACATAACTTAGGAGAATTGTATCCGATAGTACAATTCTATACAGCTAGCTTTGATGGATTCCCGACACAGATGATACCTAGAGCTGTTACATCAATTGATATAAATACAATCCGTTTAGAGTTTGATACGCCAATGGACGGCACAATAGTAGTTAAAAGGTAACAATGAGAATAGATGGACCTCGTAATTTAGAACCGACAGCAGAATTATCTGGAAGTTTTTCTGGAAGCTTCCTTGGTAAGTTCACAAACAGAGTTGCAGATGCACAATTATCTGGATCATTTAGCGGAAGCTTCTTCGGCCGGGCATCAGGATCATTCAGTGGAAGCTTTGCCGGCAATGGAGCTCAATTAGATAACGTTTTCAAAAGAATAGTTGCTGCACCGAATGATGTCACATCTATATTAGATGCTCAAAATACCGGAGCAATAATATTCACATCTGAATCCGGAGCCGGCCTCCGTATTACACAACACCAAGTTGCGCAGTCTGCACCAGAGATAGTATTTAATTTAGTTGATATACCAAATAGTTCATTAGCTAATTCTACAATTAGCGGTATTGAACTAGGTCAAAATTTAGAATCACTCGATCTTGGCTCGGGTATCAAATTTGTTGATCAGCCGTACGGCACTGTATATAATGGCAGTGTTCAACGAGAGTTACAATTAGATCCTGATGGGTTAAGTGCTCTAGCCGGCTCGTCGTTAGCTATTAGCGACTCTTTAATTGTAGGTGATAGTAACGGCATAGTAAGAAAATTAACCGTATCCGACTTTGTAGACACATTAAATGGCTCTGGTATATCAGCTAATAACGGACAATTATCATTGAATAGTGATCAATTATTTAGTACTGTATTGAATAGTTCGGGTTTGACAGTAGGTGCCACAGCTAATACTAATATTGAATTTAGTGAAGCAGGTAGTACCGGTACTATAACAATAAGAGGCGGCGGCACAACAGCTTTGACTATAATTGCTGGCTCAGGTACTAATACTATTAGTATAGGGAGTGGCGTCGATTTCGATGGATTAGGCGATACGAATATCAAAGATATGAAATCAGTAACTGCCAATTCATCTTCATTTCAGACTATTCAAGGAAAGTGGCGCGGCGTTCCTGGCACCGACAACAGCCAAGTTGCGAATTGGACACGTGGCGTCCCAATGTGTTTTACAGCGGAACGGAGTAACAATGTACAAGTCAATAAGGTATTTGCATTTGGCAACGGCGGCGAAGGTGAAGGCGCTGTAATGCCATTTGATGGTCGTATATTAGCAGTAACATTAGGATATTCTGGACCTTTAAAAGATAGCTCTAATAATACTATCAACGACATAAGATTTCGTCCGACCATTAATGGATCAGTCGTTGGCACGGAAAATGCCGCCGGCGGCGCAATTATTATAGATGACAATCAAAGTGATGGCCATGGCGGCAGTGTCGATGTTACTAGTAAAGGTTCGCAAGTAGTAACAGGTATAACAGATTTAGCGACTCACTTTACAGCCGGCGATGCAATTAACTGGCAATGTACTAGTATTAGCACAGCTACTAGTACGTTTACTGGAGAAGTTGAGGCCGTGCTAACATTAGCATTCTGGGTGATATTTGACTAAGGAAACAAATGATTATAATCAATCCAAATAATTTTTCAGAAGTTTCTAGTAGTTTATCTGGCAGCTTTAGTGGCTCAATGCATGGAAAAATTGTTAGTTATGTAGATGAAAATATTTTATCTGGATCATTTACTGGAAGCTTTTTTGGCGCTGGCACCGGAAGTTTTCATGCACGTGAATTGAAAGGTGAAATATTTGAAGGCGATGGTAAACATGTAAACAATGTATTTCATTTCATATCTTCGTCAACCGGCGAAGTTTCGAGTAGCTATATTGGTTCAATTAAATTCATGTCACTGGCTGATTTGAATAATACGTATCGTGGCCTAGAAATTAGTGCTACAACACTAGCTTCTGGTTTCACTGCACAAAATCTAGGTATAAGTGGCTGGACAACTAATAATGAATATGGTGCTGGCGGAGGTTCCACAAGAGTTCATTTTAAAATTAATGATATCCATATCAACGAAGGTCTTCATCCATACGCAGCATTTCCGCCGTACATTGTCGGCAACGGTCCTCATTTAGGTTTACTTAACGGTAAGATTAGTAATAAGTTTTTAGGTCAAGATTTAGCTCGACTTTCCGGAAGTAGTGCTACCGGTATTGCAATTTTAAATCCAACTCAAACTGGTGGTACTCCACAAGCAAAAAGTTGGAATGGCAGCGTACCAAATGCTTCAATACAGTTAGGTGTTTTTACAATGCCTACGATAGCAAATACTGAGTTATCCGGATTTTCTTTAATGTCATTACAAGCTTCAAGCAACACATTTAAAAAGGTATCGGTTAATAACGGCGCTATTCCAGTACTGGGCAATGCTATAGATACTAATGTATTTAATACTACTACGCCCGATTTTAGTAAATTAAACATAAATTCTACTATATCAGATACATTTAGTTCATTATTAGGCCCGGGTAGTAGTTTCGAGATAGGTCTTACAGATAATGATGCGACAGTTAGATTTACGTCAAATCAAATTAGATTTAAAACAGATGGCAGCGACGTATTCTTTTATGACGACAGTTTAAAAGTTCTACGTCCGGCTACAGGAACTAATTTAGAAATTGTCGGTGATAATACAAATGAATCGCGCTTTGGTAGCCCGACAGGCGTCGCCGGTCAATTTGAATCTCAACAAATTACGTCATCTGCAATGCAAGGTAGATGGCACGGCACGCCTGCAGTTAATAATATACCTTTCGATGCATCCGATATTGATAGACTTAAACATATACCAATGTGTATAACTGGCGAAATTTCTGGTGATGTATATAACGGTGATTGGTTATCGTTTGGAAATGGCGCCGGCACTAATCATACGGCTGCAGGTTATGACAACACGTATAGCACTAAATCAAATTTTGGCATTGCAATGCCAGCTGCTGGCCGCATTGTACGTATTGTAGCAAGTTATAGACTTAACGATGATCAAGATAATACTACTTTATACTTCGTGCCAGTGTTGCTCATTAATGGAGAATACTTCGATGATGACAACGGCAATACGGCTATAGATAACTTCTTCGCAGATACAGATAAACGTAGTTCAGTGATAGCATTTGACACTGCTAATGACCCGCCCTCGGAGAACTTCGCTGCAGGCGCAAGAAGAGTTTATAATGTTGATCTTCAATATAATCCCCGATCAGAAGTTGGACTGCCATTTAATGCTGGTGATACTATCAATTTTAGAGTAGCTATCTTAACAAGCACTGAATACCTTCAAGGCGATGACCCGCCCGTGAATGTCGGGATTCTACAACAACAATTTGGATTATGGGATGATTATAATTCGGGTACAGATACCGATCCTAACAATAGAGTTAAGGATCTTAACTTTTCTTTCTATTTCGTACTTGAATGATATTTATACTAAATGTCTGTAACGGAAAGCACGAATATCGGAACCAGGGTATCTGTTAACACAAATACTACACAAGTACGTATAACGCCTGCAGATCAATCTAAACTAGTAATATCTAATACTACACAAAATAGAGTAGTAATATCAGACCCCAGCAGACATGATAGTATAGAAAGTGTTGCACCAGTTATACATACAGTACGTGTCCAGGATACATTACGTCAATCAGTTGTTTCTGATATAACAACGAACACAGTTGTAATAAATACAGGTCTACAAGGTCCAAAAGGGGATACGGGTGATACTGGACCGCAGGCATCTGATACTAATTTAGCTAATTCGCAACTTGTTTTATCTGACAACAGAAGTTTTATTTTAAATAGTTCGGCATTATCATTTAGAGAAGATGCATTAACAACTCATAATCAATCATTACAAATCAATTCGGACGGAATCACTGTTGGCGCTAACGCCGGCGAAACTGCTTTTTTGAGATTACGTAATGCAAATGATGGTAATAGTTTACCTTATGCATTATCATTTCGTACGCCGAGTATATTAGGTACTAATGTTACATGGACATTACCAAGTACTATATTAACCGACGGATTGTTAACGACTAATGGAGCCGGTGAGTGGTCATTTACTAATACTTTAAATATTAACGAACTTACGGCGTCTGGCGATATCAGTTCAAGTATCAATTCTACAGCATCATTCGGTGTTTATTTAGGTGATGGGTCACAATTAACTGGTGTACAATCTACAATCGAAACTAGTAGTTTTGCAATAACTGGTAGTGACGTAACATTTTTAAATGTAACAGCTTCTAATATCTCAGCTAGCGGCGCAATAACATCATTCGGCAATATTATAACAAAAGGTGAATTGAGGGGATTTCATGGGACCGCCAATGAATTATTTTTAGCAAGAGGTACGAGCTATGAATTTGGAGCATCTGTCCCGTTTATAGTAGTAGGTAATGTAACAGCATCGTCTAATATAAGTTCTAGCGGAACGATCTCTGCCAATACAATTACTGCCAATACATATACAAATCTGCCGCATTCAGAGACATATGCATTAGGTTTTGTAGATTCATCTGGAATCGACGCTCGTAAGTCATACTTTACATCATTAGAACGTACTAGTGCTGCACTTGTTAATAGTAATTTTGGAGCTGCCACGTTTAATATGCCAGCGAGTGAATATGTGAATAGAGCAATAGTCTTAAAAGACAAAGGCACGTGCACTGATATACATGTTCAAGGATTTGTAATAGTCGATGGCGCTGCGGGCTTCGGCGCCGGCATTCAATTAGATATATATCATTCTACCGCGTCATTAACAATGGCCGCGACACAATCATTAACACGTGCGACGGGATTTGAAATACCAACAGATCCTACATTAACATATCAAGTACTAAACTTCAGCGGATCAATATCAAATGCTGTTGATAGTATAGGCGAAAATTCTATGATAACATTGGCAGTTTCAAATACTAGTCCGAGCATACACTTTACCGGCGGTACTGTTACAATATCTGCATTCTTGACACATCGATATACGAAATAACTTAATCACGAGATATTTATATAAAAGGGTAGACTATGGCACAAAACATACCTATATGGCCAGGCTCATCATCATTCTTTCCGGGCGATACGCCATTCGGCTTTTATGATAATGACTATGAATTTCAGCTCGAGGCTGATAAGATTGCCAGCTGGTGTGCTAGAAAATTAGGTTTCCCTTTAAGTGACGTTGAATTACAAGATGTCAACTTTTATACAGCATTTGAAGAAGCAATTACAGAATATGGCGCACAACTAAATACGTATAACATACGTGATAATATGCTTAATTTATATGGAGCTTCAACCGGTTCTAATTTAACAGGTAAGAAGGTTTCATCTAATTTTGGCGGCATAATCGAATTATCAGAAGAGTATGGTGTTGAAGCAGGTAGTGGCGGAAATGTAACATATTATACTGGATCTATAGAAATGACCTCCGGTCAACAAATTTATGACCTTACAGATACAAATGTAGTATCATTAGAACAAGGTACTCCTGGTACTGATGCAATTGAAATTAAAAAGTTATTTCATGATGCACCTCCGGCATTAGCGCGCTTCTTTGATCCATTTATTGGATCTGGCATAGGTACTCAACAGATGTTGGATAGCTTCGGATTTGGTAATTATTCGCCCGGTGTATCATTTATGATGATGCCTATTTATGCTGACATGTTAAGATTACAAGCAATTGAGTTTAACGATCAAGTACGTAGATCCGCATATTCGTTCCAGATAACAAATAATCGTTTACGTATCTTCCCTATACCAGGCGATACAAATATTACTAAAGTACACTTTGAATACATATTAAAGTCAGATCGTAGTAATCCTTTGAAAGGTGCGACTGGTACGATATCTGATTTTTCAAATGTTCCGTATAATAATGTAGTGTATGAAAATATAAATGACGTTGGAAGACAGTGGATTCGTCGTTATACTTTATCCTTAGCAAAAGAAATGTTAGGTTTAATTCGTAGTAAATATTCTGCATTGCCGATACCTAATTCAGAAATAACATTGAACGGCGGAGACCTAGTTTCGGCTGCGCAAACTGAAAAGGAAGGCCTTATAACAGAACTTAAAGAAACATTAGATACAATGTCTAGACAAGCACAATTGGAAAGAAAACAGGCAGAATCTGATGCGTTACAAGCACAAATAAACAAGATACCACTTTTAATATACATGGCATAAATGGCGTTATTCGGTTCGGCACGTGATGCAAGTTTAATTAGATCGGTCAATCGTGAGTTGATCAATAACTACATTGATACGGAGGTAGGATTTTACAAACTTAACTTAGAATCATCACGTGCTAATTTATACGGCGAGTCTGATAATAAAGTGTATTATGCACGTATAAAAATGAACGCCATTATAGAATTCGAAGAAAAGTCTAGATCTACAGATGAATATGGTTTAGATTATACTAGAAATGCAATATATTCGTTTTTACGTGACGATCTTAAAGATCGTAATATAGTAATGGAAGAGGGTGATATTATCGAGTATAACAATGAATACTTTGAAATTGATAATGTATCATCGACGCAATATTGGTCTGGTCGTAATCCTAGTGCTGATATTGGATTTGTTAACAATGAACGCGGCGAATTTGGCTATAGTGTTGCTGTTAGATGTGAAACACATGTGACGCGCCGTAATAGATTGAATATTGAAGAAGTACGTAGTGGTATTAATAGACCAAATGATATGCCGAGGAACTTATGAGCAAGCCGAAATTAAATAAAACATATTCTACATTTTCGCGCAATCCTGAGATTAATCGTGCATTTGAACAACGTCGCGATAATGATACTATCAAATCTCCGACTATAGGAATATATGATATCGATTATGCAATAATGGACTGGCTACGTAGTGTTATACGTCCTTACATTATAGAAAATAATCAACGATTAGACGTGCCGATAATGTATGCCAATGGCGAAAGTTGGGCTCAATATCAAGCTAAAGGATTTATGTATGATAAAAAAGGCAAGATAATGACGCCTTTGATTTCATTACGTAGATCTAGTGTAGTAGAACGAGATGTGCTTAAAACTCTAGGCGTAAATCAAAACCCAGAAGAAAATAATCTACTATTCAAAAATCAGTTTAGTACGGTTAATCGATATGATAGATTTGCTGCTACGTATAACAAAAAACGTAGTCATGAATATTATATAGCTCCATTACCTGAATATGTGGATGTATCATATGAAATGTTGATATGGACTGAATATCAGGAACAGATGAACGGAGTAATAGAACAGATTATACCTACTAATGGATTTGCATGGGGTACGACCTGGAAGTTTACTACAATGATGCAAGATGTGTCATTCGAGACTATAACAGCAACTGGTGAGGACAGATTGGTTAGAGCTACAATTCCGATGACAGTTAAAGGTACTTTAGCTATGCCATCGGAGTTAAGACGTAGTAATGTTGAAAAACGTATATCAGTTAAGAAGATTAAATTCGGCGAATATACATTAAATCCATTCCCAACAGTACCAGTTCCAGATAAAACATTAGACGTTCGACTAACAGATATAGATATTCAACATTCGGACAGTGGTGGTAGCTTCGGACAATCTTTTAGTGAAGATTTTGGCGACAACGGCCTAGGTGAATTTAATAACGACTTTAACAACGACTTTCCTTAATATGAGATAAACATGGCACTAGAAACAACTGCATCGATAATAAGTAATTTTGAAAGTAATCTACCTACAAATAGTCAGGGGCAGATTACTGCAGAAGTATTACGTACTGAAATGAAACGTCTCGCAAGTAATATGCGACAATCGATAGAAGATATTGTATTAATAAATCCTAGTGATGAAACTGATAAAACAGTATTTAAACGTCAAGATATTAAAGATCTTAAAGATGGTAAGCCTATAGTAGATGGTACTGCTAAAACTGCAGGTAAATCTCTTACTCACCCAGGCGATGAAAGTACGTTCATAAAACAAAAATCTACTGCACCTGGAAGAGTTGATCATGTAGTCTCTAATAAAACATTACTACAAATGACTACTGGATCTTTTATTATAGGCAATTCAGTAGAAAAGGACACGCCGATTAAGTTAGTCGGCAATACATTATCTATGGACGGCGAAACGTCTATAACTGGTTCAACTGTTGTTAGCGGATCTACTACAATATCCGGATCAGTGAGCGTAAATACAGGTAACGAAGCTGTACAGATAGAAACCGGTACCGGCGGATTTGCTGTAAACAACTTATTAGATCTCTTAGCTAATTTTTCATCTTCAGGAGTACCTACTACAGGTCCTGAATCGGGAGTAAATGTAGGTGATATTAATTTAGATGGTCAAGTTAATGTAACTGATTTATTGTTAGGTTTAGCTGGTTACGGCAATCCAAATACTATAGCTAATAGCATTTTAATTCCTCCGAACGTGAATCATCAATTAATAGGCCCTACAATAACAATCCTTTCTCCAGTATCAATGTCAATATCAACTGGATCTTTTGTTAGTATAACAGTATAACATTCTAACATATTACATATTTATTAAAAAATAGGCATACCCATGAGTACATTAAAAGTAAATACCATTCAATCATTTACAGATGCTGATCCAGTAACTATAAATGATAAATTGCAGCATGCTAATAGTTCCGCAACTGGCGGCGGCGGGACTCGAGCATTTGGATCCGCAGCTACTGCTAGCGGAGCACATTCACATGCAGAAGGAAGATCAACTGTATCTAAGGGTAATTATTCCCATGCCGAAGGACATAGTACGACAGCATCTGGTTCATATTCGCATGCCGAAGGCTTCGGTACCGAAGCGAATAATAGTTATGCTCATGCAGAAGGGATACATAGTGTTGCAGCTGGTTATGCATCACATGCAGAAGGATTTCAAACAAATACTACCTCATCTTATTCTCATACAGAAGGAATAGGTTCATCTACTCAAGCTAGTTATAGTCATGCCGAGGGGTATTTTGGTAAAACTACTGGTCAGTATGCACATGCTGAAGGCTTCTCAACCGTTGCTTCTGGACAAGCATCACATGCCGAAGGCCGACAGGTAGAGTCGTCAGGCCAGTATTCGCATGCGGAAGGAAATCTTACAAATGCAAATGGGTACGCATCACATGCAGAAGGAAATCAGACATATGCAAATGCCGCATATCAACATGTACAAGGACAGTTTAATGCTACTGGGTCCGGAACTCATGGCTCATTAATGATGATTGGTAACGGCACGTCAGTTGCAGCACGAAACAACTTGATCGAATTTCATACTGGTAGCATCGGATTCAAATTAGATCTCGATGCAATACCGACTTCATCTGCAGGATTATCATCCGGACAATTATATAGAACAGGTTCGAACTCAGATTTACTTGCAGTCAAATTATAATCAACAATATTAGTTGTATATTTATAACAAAGGAATAAGTTATGGCAGATCCAATCAAATTTACAGACGAAGAGCTTACAAATCTCAAAGAGCTTAGAACTAATAATGCAAACATTGTTAGCCAATTTGGCCAAATCGAACTTGAAAAGTTTTTAACAGATCAGCGTGTTGAACAACTTGATCAGGCGAAACTTCAATTGCAGTCGCAGTTAGAAAAACTTCAAGAACGTGAGCGTGAATTAGTTAAAGAATTGAACGACAAATATGGAGCTGGAACAGTAGATATCGAATCCGGTATGTTTGTTCCGAACACATAACTGTTTGGCTTTCTGCTCCAATATTTATTATTGATAATCTGTAATAAAATAGGAGCATTATAATGGCCGAAAAAATAGTATCTCCCGGTGTATTTACGAACGAAGTTGATCAGTCGTTCTTACCGGCAGGAGTACAAGCTATCGGTGCTGCGGTTATCGGACCAACGGCTAAAGGGCCGTCGGGTGTCCCAACCGTAGTATCTAGCTACTCCGAATTCGTACAATTGTTTGGTAGTGCATTTTCATCTGGATCTGGCGCAGTAGAACAAAAGTACAAATATTTAACAAACTACTCAGCACAAGAATACTTAAAGTATGCTGATACATTAACCGTCGTCCGTGTCAGTGATGGAGCATCCCATGCAACAGCTGAAGTAGGAGCAACAGGTGCAACGACTAATCAAGCAAAAGGCGCATTAACAATTGTAGGCACATTTGGTCAATCTGTTAATGACCAGGTTCGTATTAATGTCAACGATCGTGATTATAAATTTATTGCATATAGTAGTCCGGCGCCGACGGATGTAGTGAATAACACATACTACTTTGTAACCGGCTCTGATACAGCAACGTTTGTAGATAATTTGGTAGCAGAAATTAATGCAGCCAATATCGGCGTTGTTGCAAATGACGGTCTTTCCGATTCAATATTAGCATTAACAGCATCTGCATTCGGCTCGTCCGGTGATAGCATAACAGTTAATACCGGATCATCTGATTCAGACTTCCCAGGCAATGCCACAGAATTGACATTGAGCGGCGGCGCTGGACCTTCAACGGTATCATTTAAACTTCATACATTATCTGACGGCGCAGATCAAAATAGTAACGGCAGCGAAGGAACAAATGGATTGTTGGCTAATGGTTCTGAAAATAACTTAAGATATGAAATTTCAAATCGTAATACGGCAAAGGGTACATTTACATTGACTATTCGTCGCGGTAATGATACTAATCGTCGTAAAGTTATTCTGGAGCAATATAACAATGCAACACTTGATCCTAATACACCTAACTACATTGCACGACTTATTGGTGATCAAGTACAAACATTAAGAGATGCTGGAACAACAGATCCATTCCTGCAATTGTCAGGATCGTATGCTAATAGATCCAAATTAGTTCGTGTTGAAGTATTACAAAATACTTATAACTATTTAGATGAAAATGGTAATATTAGAGACGGTTCATTAACATCCTTTATCCCAAGTGCGCAGTCAGGTTCATTCTCCGGCGGATCGGATGGAACTGTTACCAATCCTAGATTGTTTAATGAAAATATTAGCAATACAAATACACAGGGATATAATTTAGCAAATACTGGTCCTAAGAATGCATATATAGATGCTATTAGATTGTTAAAGAATCAGGATGAATATGATATTAATTTAATAACATTGCCTGGCCTGGTAGATAACTATTCTAATCATGCTACAGTAATTACCGAAGCATTGAACATGTGTGAAGATAGAGGTGATTGTTTCTTTGTTATTGATCCTGCGGGATATAGTACTGCATTAACGGCAGTAACTACCGAAGCAGAAGAGCGTGATACGAATTATGCTGCAATGTATTGGCCATGGGTTAAGATTCCAGATGCAGAGTTAAACAAAGCAGTTTGGGTTCCAGCATCCACTTTGATTCCTAGTGTATATGCATTTAATGACAGAGTTGCTGCTCCATGGTTTGCACCTGCAGGTTTGAATAGAGGCGGTATTGATATTGCAATCCAAGCTGAAAGAAAGTTGACTCAAGCTAACAGAGATACTTTATATGATAGCAATGTTAACCCAATTGCAACTTTCCCGAATACCGGTGTAGTTGTGTATGGACAAAAGACATTGCAGAAAAAGTCATCTGCATTAGATAGAGTTAATGTACGTAGATTGTTGATCAATGCTAAGAAGTTTATTGCTTCGTCTAGTAAGTTCTTGGTATTCGAACAAAATACAACGGTAACAAGAAACAGATTCTTAGGTATTGTGAATCCATACTTTGAAAATGTACAACAGCGTCAAGGCTTGTATGCATTTAGAGTTGTAATGGATGAGACAACCAATACCCCAGATGTTATTGATAGAAATGAAATGAGAGGACAAATCTTCCTCCAGCCTGCTAAAACGGCTGAATTCATTGTTATTGATTTCAATGTGTTACCAACAGGTGCATCGTTCCCAGAATAATGAATGGCACATATTTATATAAAAGAAATGGAGTAAAATAAGATGGCAGAATTACTTGACCCCACAGAAATCTTCTATACAGCCTATGAACCAAAGATGGCAAATCGGTTCATCATGTATATTGAGGGCATACCTGCATATCTTGTCAAAGCTGCTTCTCGTCCATCGATCGACCAAGGTGAAGTCATTCTTGACCATATCAATGTTGAAAGAAAGTTGAAAGGCAAATCTAGATGGCAAGATGTGACGGTGACCTTGTATGACCCCGTAGTTCCTTCCGGAGCACAGGCAGTAATGGAATGGGTGCGTTTGCATCACGAATCTGTTACTGGACGAGATGGATATAGCGACTTCTATAAGAAGGACATTACTTTCAATACTTTAGGACCAGTAGGCGATAAGGTTGAAGAATGGACTTTGAAAGGAGCTTTCATTTCTAGTGCGACTTTTGGAGACATGGATTGGTCGACAGAAGATCCAGTTAACATTGAATTGACAATTAAGTACGATTACGCAATATTGCAGTTCTAATTATTAATTGGCAACTGATTTGGAGAATCCCGTCGTAAGGCGGGATTTTCTACATTTAAATGAATGCATGAACATATTTATATAAAAGTTATTAGGAGTACAAATGCCAACGGTTAACGACGATTATCCCAAAAAACATACTGATATGTCCAATGAGGAGTTGAAAGCTATTGCAACTGCGCAATACGAAGAGACCCCAAAGGCATATGACTTTCCAACTGAGATTGTACAATTACCGAGTAAAGGAAAATTATATCCTGACGGTCATCCATTGAAGGATGGTACAATTGAAATGAAGTATATGACTGCCAAGGAAGAAGATATCCTTACCAATCAATCATTTATTCAGAACGGAGTAGTTTTAGACAAGTTGTTTCAGTCATTGATTATGACAAAAGTCGATTACAATGATTTGTTATTATGTGATAAGAATGCTATTATGATAGCCGCGCGTGTGTTAGGATATGGAAAAGATTATCCAGTAACCGTTACCAATCCAAATACAGGTGAACAAGTTGAGCATACTGTTGATTTAACTACATTGAAAGATAAAGAAGTTGATTGGTCATTGATCAAAGATGGCACAAATGAATTTAAGTTTGACTTACCAGCATCTAAGCGTACTGTAAAACTTCGTTTGTTAACTCAAGGCATTCAAAAAAAGATTGATGCTGAAGTTAAAGGATTGGCAAAGGCTAAGAAAGAAGCTTCATTAACAACTACTTTAAAGTATCTTATTACAGAGGTAGATGGCGATGATACATCATCGGTCATTCGTAAGTTTGTTGATAATGAATTGTTAGCTATCGATTCTAGAGCAATACGTCAATTTATGAGAACAATTACTCCTGAAGTTGAAACAATGGTAGATGTCCCGGACGGAGATTCCGGTGATACATTTCGCACTTCGTTTGACGTTGGATTGGACCTTTTTTGGCCTGACGCCGACTTATAAGGTTCAGAAGCAAGATCGTATTTTCGAGCTAGTATATCATAGCAATGGAGGTTTCACATACTCCGATGTCTATCACATGCCGGTCTATCTTCGTACATTCTATTTAAGGAAACTACAAAAGATGTTTGATGACCAGAAAAAGCAGCATGAAAAGGAAATGAAGAAGGTGTCTGCTAGAACACCTAAAATAGGACGTCGTTGATATTTATAAAAAAGGATATGTACTATGTCGAAGCGTAAATTTGAACGGGACATGATAGACCAAATTAATCGTGTAGATGAAGGATTGGCATTGACAATTCTTAAAATGTTAGTACGTCCTGCATTTAAACGTGCTTTGAAAAAGATGGCTAAAGATCCAGAAATCCAAGCGAAGGTCGATGCTGTTAATAAAACATCGAAAGATTTACAAAAAGCTGTAAAGCAGTATAAAAGACGCAACCCCGGAAAAAAGTTGCCATGGGAGGATTAATCGATGGCAGCAAAAGAGACAGCCAAACAAGCTAAAGAACGTGCTGCCGCGCTAAAAGCAATTGAAGAATCAGAAGCGCGGATAGCCCGGCTGGTTGCACAAAGCGCCGGCGCAAATGATAAGAAATTAGCGTCGATTGAAGCTCAAGTTAAAGCAGAGGAGCGCAAACAAGCACTGCAAGAAAAAGAAATTACGAGATTAGATACGCAAAAAGCTTTGTATGAAGATGTAGCAAATTCATTACAGAAGTCGGTAGATCTTGTTAAACAAACTGATAAGCAAACTAAAAATCTTTTTAAATCAACTGCATCAGTCGAATCTATACAAGCTCAAATTGAAGAGAACGAAGAAAAATTAAAACAGGCAAAACTTGACGGCCGAAAAAGTGAAGTACGAGCGCTAAAATTAACTCAATCAAAGTTAAAAGATCAAGAGGCTCTTGTTTCATTGCAGAAGGATCAAGCTAAACAATTAGCCGTAGTAAATGATATAGCACAAGATTATGCAAGTACATTAACTGGATTTGTGAATAAATTGCCAGGCGGTAAACATTTATCTAAAGCTTTAGGCATTGATAAGCTAGGCGAACAGCTGGAAGTTGCAATGACAAAAGGCGCAGCAGCATTTACAGAGGCGGGCGGCGGTATAAAAGGTATAACTGCCGGAGTTAGAGCATTCTCCGGAGGCATACTTGCCGCGTTAGGCCCAATTGCATTAGTAGCTATAGCAGTTGGAGGTTTAGCAGCATTATTCTCCGACATTTCACATAAGGCACATGATATATCAAAAGAAACTGGCCTAACATATGGACAATCTAAACAGTTGCAGAAATCATCAATGAAGGTACAAACTTCATTTGATAATCAACTTTCAACTACAAAAGACATAGTAGAAGTTCAGAAAGAGTTGTTAGGACAGTTTGGCACAATGTCAATGATGTCAGCAGATCAAGCTGCGCAAGTCGCTGAGATAGGAAATGCATTTGGATATGGCGCGAAACAAGCTGCACAGGTAAATGCAGCGTTTATGCAAATGGGTATGGCTGCAGATGAAGCATCGAAAGCACAAACTGCAGTAGCGGCAGAAGCAGTAAAGGCCGGAGTCAATGTCGGTACTGTAACAAAAGATATAGCTGATAATGCTAAATCAACTGCTAAATTCTTTGGCGGCAATGTTAAAGCATTACGGAAAGCTGCTGTACAAGCTGCTAAGATGGGCTTATCAATTAAGGACATGGCTAGCGTATCCGAAAAATTATTAGATATAGAAGGATCATTAGCAGCACAGTTTGAGTTCCAAGCACTGTCAGGAAAGCAAATTAATTTAGATAAAGCACGACAATTAGCTTTAGATGGCGATATTGCCGGCGCAACTAAGCAAGTATTAGATCAAGTAGGTAGTATATCTGAGTTCAATAACTTGAGTATGCTTGAGAAAAAGAAACTTGCTGAGGCCACTGGCTTAGAAGTAGATCAACTTCAGAAGTCGTTAATAGTGCAAGATAAGCTCGGTGACCTAACGGAGGAGCAAAAGGCAGCAATGTCTGGACTTAATTTATCGGCAGAAGAGTTAGGTAAGTTAAGTGCAGATCAGATAAAGACTAAATTAGCCGAACAAGATGCTCAGAAGAAAATGAATGCCTCAATGGAGTCATTGATCAATGATATGAAGGTGGCATTGTTACCATTGGCAGAAGGTGTAATGAAAATATTCGCTGCTATATCTCCAATACTTAAGGTAGTAGGAAAGGCTATTAGTATTGCATTTATGCCATTGACATATGCCGGCAAGATGCTTGAAAAGATAATCGGATATGCAAAAGAGTACCAAGGCATTACAATGGTAATCGGAGGATTGCTAGCAACGGAATTTGCATTGAGAAAGAGAAAGGCTGCCATGGAAGCGCTTTCTAATACACACGCCAGAATTGCGAAGGCACTTAATCTCGAGCAGCTCGCTCAACTGTTTACAATGGAAGGCTTGCAAAAAGCTCGTGTAGCATTAGGTAATCTGGAAATAGTTCAGTTAGTTAGAAAAATTGCATTAGGTGGAATGGCTATAGCGAAAGCTGGCATGGAAGGTGCATTGAACTTAGCTAAGTCCATTGGTAGTATATTTAGTTCATTCTCTATGATACCACTTGGACTTGGTATTCCATTAGCATTTGCAGCCGCCGGCGGCATGTTTGCATTATTTAAAAAGGCACAAGCAAAAAAGACTGGTGACCTTTCGATGGGTGCAAACGGCGGTCCGATTGTTGCATCACCTAGGGAGGGCGCAATATTCCAAGGTACTAAGAATGATGAGGTAGCAATGGGTCCTGGCGTAATAGGAGCGGCTCAAGCATCTGCACCTGATAGTGGTGGTATCTTTGGATCAATATTAGGAGGCATTGGTTCTGCAGTAAATGCAGTAACAGGCGGGGGTCAAGACATGTCCCAAGTAGTTTCGGCCATTAACGCACAGAATGTAATACTGAATCAGTTGTTAATGGCAATGAACAACCCACCGCCAGTACAAGTTGGAAGTAAAGTTATAAAAGAGCTAAACGCTCAAATTGAAGTTGAACGATCATTTACTAGGGCAACATAATGGGACTGATAGATTTAAAATCGGACTTATCATGGTATGGAAAGACAGCTCCCGGCTTCAAACCTAACCCGAATCGGAGAAGGACTGATTATAACTATAGCGGAGGTGAGAAGGGCGACTTAACCGTTACAACAACAGTACAAGGATATTCTGATAAAGGCGAAACTGTTTCATTTAGACAAGTAACCTCGGGTAATGCATTTAATATATCAGGTCAGGGTACGGCTACAATGTTATCACAATTAGGTCAAGGTAGTAAATTTCCTATAGGACCTGCAGGACAAGTACATGAGTTTGATATTGCACGTACTGGATTTAGTCCTAGATCTAGATATGAAGATGTATTTAATAACTTATCTACTGCCGGATTAGCAGATACATATACTATTAATTCACCTATCGATGATATGTATAACAAGGTTAAAGTACGAGATGCGGCATACAATCCAATTGGATATGCCAGACACCCATTAATCTTACGAGGCATTCAGAGAGATGATAGTTCAGATCCACAACGCTTTGGATGGCCTAACTTACCTTCATTAGGCATACCTCGAGGCGGTATAGTGACCCAAGCAGAGCGTTTATTAGTAGATGCCGCTCGTATTGGTAAGTTTCTTATAAGACCTGAGGGGCTGTTGTTCTTAGCTAAGCAGCAAGGGTTAGAGTTAATGAATCCTAATGTAGAGAATAAAAGAGGATTGGCACGTCCTGGTACACAAAAGATATACAATCCATTATCAATATTTTCTAATAGTGCTATTCATATACCTAGAAAGATTGGTAATTATGGTGGCAGGATAGGAGAAGCATTAGGATTGCCCCAAACACGTTATGGCGATATTCTTGCTAGCCGTAATGGCGATGAACGTACGGCGTTCAATCGTTTAATTCAACTTAAGAAAGAAGTGTATGATCGTCCTAATGAGACTATTATATTCGATGACAAAACTGGACCTAATTCATTGATGGGATTAGGACGTACTACAATTCGTAGGGCAGAAAATTCATTATTGAGTCAAGAATTATTCCGAGTCTCCGGAGACCATGGCGGAGGGCAATTACGTACTTTAGCAAATGATATAGACAAGTTTCAGGAAAAGCGCAAGTTAGTTCCGACATTAGATGATGAGTTAGAACTTGACGGCTTAACACGTACTATTGAAAATGATGATCACATTAAGCCAAAGGTAGGCGGCGATATAGATGTTGATACTAGTACATACCGTACATTATCATATGGACAAATTCAAACACGTGCACGACAAAAATCTAATGGAAGAGCTCCGATAGTGCCATTTGATTTTCGCACTAATGCAGAGTGGGAACAGTCTCAGATAGATCTACAAACAGAAAAAGATCAGGGCAAGTTAGTTGATTTTAATATTGACGGTATTCAATTTAAAGCATATATTACATCACTTTCTGATCAAATATCTGCCGGATGGCAGGGGCAGCCCGATCAAGGACGTGCAGAACAAAGATATTTGTATGGCGGCTTCGAACGTTCTGTTGACATCGGGTTTCTTGTTGCGGCCGAAAGTTTTGATGAAATTGAAAGTGAATGGAACAAATTAAGACGGCTAGCTAGATTATGTATGCCGACGTATGGAGAAGCTGGGTTCTTTGCATCGCCAGTAAAAGTTACTATAGGCGGACTTCATAGAGCTACGCCAATGTTATTGACAGACGTATCATTCGATTGGGATACGGAAAATCCATGGTCATTGCCTGGCAGTGCAAAAGCATATAACCCAGAAAATGGAGAAATAGAGCGTGTTACTGAGGAGGAGATGCGTGCCGGATATGGATATCCAATTGTTACTAGTGTTGACTGTACATTCACATACTTAGGAACAAAAGCCCAAACTAAGGATTCGATAATATTTGGATAACAATGATTGAAAGATATAGATATACAGAAAAGGAAGCTCGTAGATATAACACATCTAGATATTCAATCCCGCCTAAGAGTTCAGCTGACAAATACATATTTGCTAGAGAGGGTGATAGATTAGATAACTTGGCAAATGAATTTTATGAAGATCCTAGATTATGGTGGATCCTAGCAGAGGCAAATGAATTAGGTAAGGGTTCAATGAATGTACCGTCCGGCAAACAAATACGTATACCTAGCCTACAAGTACTTTCAGTCGATGAAACAATGAAACAGGCAGAACGCAATAAGTGATATGAGTTTCTTTTTTAGAACACCGACAGTAGATACATCAGGCTACAATCTTAGTCAGATTACTGACAATGCATATGTTAAGATTACAGGATTCGGTCATCAGAATGCTCCAATCGAAACTCCTTTAACATTGCCTGTACCGGTAACCGGCGAAGGTATAACAAATGAGTCTACTGGTCATATTAATTATAATGGTCGTCCTGCTCCTACATTAGGCGGCGTGAAAGTTAGTCTCGAGGGCGAAGCTGCTTCATTGAGAAAATGTGAAGGCAGTTTTGTATGCTATACTGTACAAGATTTTGATAGATATCATGATGCATTTCTTAAGCCGGGATGTAAGATTGCTGTTGAATACGGATATGTAAATTCTTCGAAGACGCCTACTGCAAAGCATGAGTTCATAGTATATACATTTGATTTCAAACTAACAAAAGAGAACTATGTCGAATGTTCTTTCAAAGCAGTCGGCCAAGGTAGTTCATTAGAGAAGATGCCTGTAACTGCTGGTACCACTGCTGCCGCTCAAGCATCTAAGGATCTAGAATTTATAACAGATTATGATGGGTCTAATGAAAAAAAGAAGGTCGGTAGTTTCTTTGACTATCTTGAATATCTAATTCAAAAGAATACAAATTCCTTAAATACATCTGGATTTGAACCTACGCAGGGAAAATCGTGGTTAAATGAAGATGGTAGAGGCGGCGGCGCTGTATTAATTACGCCGTTAAGAAATAGTGACCCGGCAACGGATGGCGGCTTTTTTGTCGACGATCGTACATCATATCTGACTTTAGGATTTATCGTATCACAACTAAACAAATGGGTTTCAGATTCTACTACTAAGACAAATGCAAGTATACAATTCGTACCGAGTAAACCTAATTTATCATTAGATGTCAAAGGCACGCCATGTAAAATATTCAGTAATGATCCGTTACAAGTAGGGATAGTACATGCGGATGGCGGTGACGGTTTCACCACCCCGGATGTGAATCATTATGGCAGCTTATTATGGAGATTAGCCCAATTAAGAACCAAAGGAACTCAGCGAACCGTTCAAGCAGGAGGATTGCATTGGCATACGATAGAAAATACTGACGCATTTTTTATTGAGAAAGGATATGAAAATATTTTGATATCAATTCCTTTGTTGCGTAAAATTTCAAATCAATTTTTACGGAATACGACACCGGCTCAGGAAGGTGAACAGAAAGAAGCATCATTCAGCGTCCGATCATTTTTAGAAACACTATTTGCGAAAGTAAAAACAGCGACTGCTGGTCATATCAATTTAGTACTAATAGACGATCCTGAAAAGTTCAATACAGTAGAAACGATTGAAGAAAAAGAAGTATTGCTAATTGTTAATAAAACAGAAGGCCCGGGCGCTGAAAAGCCTACGCCAATTGTATTTGATGCATTAAACGGCGATGGATTGACTAAAGAATTAACATTGACCGGTAAAGTACCGAAAGCAATTCAGCAATCTGCATTTGTAGGTGCTACTGGTACTAGTGGTGATGAGGGACGTTCTGATGCAGCGTTTAGCGGAGAAGAAGAAGACGGTGAAGAAATAAAAGGTCCAGCGACATTAGATAACCGAATTCGACAAGCTATGTCACAATTTACTACTGACGGATTAGATTCTACGGAAGCAGTGCAAGCCGCTACTAGTGTTTTAGAAGAAATGCGTAAAGCAGTTGATACAAAAGATTTAGTAAGAAGCAATTTCTCGGTACAATATCCTTTAGAACTTGGTATTACATTGCATGGTATTAACGGATTTAGATTTGGCGATCTTGTAACATCGAATCTGTTACCAGCCGTGTATAGAGACCCGAGACCAAACGGCCTTGCATTAGGATTTACTGTTACATCAATTCAACAAGAAATAAAAGATAACCAATGGACTACTTCATTAGGAGCAGTTTGTAGACTATATGAAAAGTAATCATGCCGAAACCAATTTATACACCTTCCAGTAAACGTAAGCCACCGGAGTATACTATGGGCAATGAATATGTTTACGCAGATACACGTGAGGAGTATATTGGTTTATATGTGAAGTATCCTAACGGTACTAAGTATACTACGCCATCGGAAAACAATCCTGAACGTGAATTAGCAGTCATGACAATTGCAGACCGGTCACCTAATACAAGTAGATATGCTCAAATAACACAATTACAGTTCTACAAAAAGTATGAACCGATTTTACATTATCCTACTATAACTGCTAAAAACAAAGAAGCAGGATTTCTTGATAGAGCATTTGCACAGAAAATAAATGAACCTGATCAGATTATCGAGATAACCGTGCCAGAAGCGTTTAAAGCATCGCCTGGCAATGAGCCTAGTATTGATACTAATCGATATCGTGTAGGTGTATTGCAATGGGCAATTGCAGGAAGTAGTAAATCGATTAGAGATCGCAATACAGCTGCAATATCTACGTTAGAACGTACAATGCCAGGTATCAAACAATTCTTAAATGATTTGGACGAATTTAGTAATTCGGTTGTCAATTTAACTTGATTCTCTTATATTTAAGAGATGATCATCGAATCAGATTCAGATCTTAAGTATGTACAAGAGTCCTTAGAACGAGGCGATAGCTTCTGGATTCCAATGTATTCGGACGTATACAAGCATTATACTAACAATGATCTTAGCTTTGTTTACATCTATTCAATAGCCGATGATCAGGATTATCTGATTCCGTTACGGCATATGGATTGCTTATGCCTACAAAGAGAACGTATACAAGAACTTGCAAGTCCACATAGTATCTTTGTATTAGCAAAGAAACGATTCATGCATTTCTATAGTAAAACGTGTTATGATGCAGATCTCATGGCATGGTGGCGGACTTTGAAAATGTTACCATACGATGATGTGAATACAGCTGCACATGATACTTGGAACAAGTGGTGGCATGCCGAGCCTAATACAAATGATTGGCTACCTGTAACTAAACATTATGAGCGTTGTATAACAATGCGTAAGTTGTTTATGGAGCAGTACAATACATTTACATTGACCGAAGAGTTCAAACGATATGATTCGTACATCATTGACAACTTCTATGCTGTAGAACAATCTGGATTGAGAGTAGACTATACTAAGTTCACAGGACATTTCAAGACGAATGGTCTAAAAGATAGTATGGCTAAGACAGAATACAATCCATATACGAGTACAGGCCGACCTAGTAACAAGTTCGGCGGAGTTAATTATGCTGCGCTCAATAAAGAAGATGGATGTAGGACTGCATTTGTAAGTAGATTTGAACGAGGTATGTTGTTGGAGTTTGACTATGATGCATATCACGTACGGCTGATTGCAGAGTTGATAGGATATGATTTGCCCGACGGATCTGTTCATGAATACTTTGGTAGACAGTATTTCGGTAAGGACGAATTATCAGATGAAGAATATGCTCAAAGTAAACAGATTACGTTTAGATTGTTATATGGGGGCATCGATTCAGACTTTGCAAAAGTTCCATTCTTTGGTAAGGTGCAATCATATGTAGGTAGTCTTTGGCGAGGATTTAAACAAGATGGTTACATAACAACTCCATACTTCAAACGGCGAATGCCCGGCGAACATATGTGGGAGATGAATCCTAACAAATTGTTTAACTATCTTTTGCAAGCAACTGAAACAG